AGTTAGTTGGTGGTGAGTTATCAGAAAAAAGTTATATATCAGCATTTAGATTAGGCACATATATCGCAACACAATTTAAACCAGTTGTTGCAAAAGCAATCTATGATATCACAAATGCCAAAACAGTTTTAGATACAAGTTGTGGTTGGGGTGATAGACTTGCAGGTTTCTTTGCTAGTGACGCTGAAGAATATTATGGTTGTGATCCTAATCCAAATACTTATCAAAGATATCAAGAACAGATTGCTTCATACAATAAGTTCTTATCTAAACCTAAGAAAGTTCAGATATGGAGATGTGGTGCTGAAGATTTGCCATATCACAAATTACCAAACATTGATGTTGCATTTACAAGTCCACCATACTTTAGTACCGAAGAATATAATAAAGGTGGTGAACATGAGGAAGACCAATCATGGCATAAGTTTAACGAGTATGATAAATGGCGTGATGATTTTTATTTACCAGTTGCAGAAAAAACTATGAGTGTATCAAAGTTTATGTTTGTAAATATTATGGATCCAAAAATTAAAGGTGTTCGATATCGTTCTGGTGATGAATTGGTTGATAAGTTTCAAGATAAATTTTTAGGTCAGATTGGTATGAGAATTATGCAACGACCAAAATCAGATACACTATTTAAAGATGAAAAAGAAAAAGCAGAATTTATGAATAAGATTTTTATAGAAAATGTTTGGTGCTTTGGACCACAAACAGATTTATTTAAATCTTCCCGAAAGGCAACTTTAGATGACTTCTTCGCTTGACATTAAATCATATATAGTGTATAATAAATTAAATGACAGTAACAGTTTTTCGTAGAGCAATTAATGGCAAGAAAGGTAAATGGGAATTAGATTCCATTTATACTGATGGCATGGAAGGTGGTGAACGTAGAGAAAAAGAATATGCTGAAAATTTTAAAACAGAAAAACATAAAGTAGAATACAAAGTTGAGGTAACAAAAAATGAGTGATTTTTTAAAAGATATTATAAAAGAAACTGGTAATGAATATGCTAGTTTAGTATCAGACGGTGCGTCAGGTGACGTAACAGATTTTATTGATACAGGTTCTTATATATTCAATGCATTATTAGGGGGTAGTATTCATAGAGGTCTACCAGCAAACAAGATAACTGCTATTGCAGGTGAAAGTGCAACAGGTAAAACTTTCTTTGTATTAGGTATGTGTAAGAATTTTCTTGACCAGAATCCAGATGGTGGTGTAATATTTTTTGAAAGTGAAAGTGCTGTTACAAAAGACATTATTGAAGAACGAGAAATAGATAGTAGCCGTATGGTAATTATGCCTGTGACTACTGTACAAGAATTTAGACATCAAGCAATACAAGTATTAGATAAGTATATTGCTCAAGACCCTGCTGATAGAAAACCACTACTATTAGTATTAGATAGTTTAGGTATGTTATCAACTACAAAAGAAATGGAAGATACACAAGCAGGTAAAGAAACTAAAGATATGACAAGGGCACAAATAGTCAAGGCTGCCTTTAGAGTATTAACACTAAAACTAGGTAAGGCAAAAGTTCCTCTAGTAATCACTAACCATACTTATGATGTTGTCGGTAGTATGTTCCCTCAAAAAGAAATGGGTGGTGGTTCTGGTCTCAAATATGCGGCTAGTTCCATCGTCTATCTTTCTAAGAGAAAAGAAAAAGATGGCACAGAAATCATAGGTAATATCATACATTGTAAAAACTATAAATCCAGATTAACAAAAGAAAATAAAGTCGTAGATGTTCGTTTAACTTATGATAAAGGTTTAGATAGACACTATGGTTTATTAGATTTAGCATTGAAGCATAATATTTTTAAACAAGTATCAACAAGAATAGAATTACCTGATGGTAGTAAAACATTTGGTAAGACGATTAATAATGATCCTGAGAAATACTTTACAAAAGATATATTGCAAAAATTAGATGACGCTGCTAAAACAGAATTTAAATATGGAGATGTAGTTGAAACTTCCGAAGAAACACAAGACGACCAATCCTAAACACCGAGAAGATTATGTCTTTGTAGAGAAGCCCGGTGAGGACTTTACAGCAATAAAGTTAATTAGTGGGCCATTTGCAGACATAGTTTACAAATATGGTAAAGTAGGATTTGCACCTGAATCAGAAGCAGTTGATGGTGTTCTACCTATGAAGTTTGATTATACTGTTATGGAAAATAGAATTGACGCTGATACAGATAGTCAAGAATTTATTAATCACATTGGTGACATACTTGTGGTATTGTTAGATGATAACTTAAAAGAGAAAAAGGAACTTGATGGAAAGAATAGAGAGAACAGCACTTAAAAATTTATTGCATAACGAAGCGTATGCTAGAAAAGTTTTACCATTTATCAAAGAAGAATACTTTGCTGATAAGTTAGAAGGTTTACTATTCAAAGAAATTTATAAGTTCATTAACAAGTATAATAATCTACCTACAAAAGAATCCTTATCTATTGAAATCAATGGTAACAAAAGTATTAATGATGATGAATATAAAAAGATTACTGATATATTATCTACGTTAAACAAAGAACCTATTGATGAAAATTGGTTAGTAGAAACAACAGAAAAGTTTTGTAAAGACCGTGCCATACACAATGCCATATTAAATGGTATTCATATCATAGAAGGCAAAGATAAAAACCATACACCAGAATATTTACCAGAGTTATTATCTGGTGCTTTAGGTGTATCGTTTGACCAAAAAGTAGGGCATGATTATCTTGTAGAAACAAAAGAACGATTTGATTTTTACAAGAAGAAAGAAGAAAGACTTGAATTAGATTTAGATTTTTTCAACAAGATTACTAGAGGCGGTATACCAAATAAGACTTTGAATATTTGTCTTGCAGGTACTGGTGTAGGTAAAACTTTGTTTATGACACACCTTGCTTCTTCTATACTATTACAAGGCAAAAATGTTTTGTATATAACTTTAGAGATGGCAGAAGAACGTATCGCTGAAAGAATAGACGCTAACTTATTGAATGTTGGTATGAGTGATTTAGAAGAATTACCATATCAAATGTATGAAACTAAAATTAATAAATTACAAAACAAAACAACAGGTACTTTAATCATTAAAGAATATCCAACTGCCTCTGCTTCTGTGGCACATTTCAAAAATCTAATTAGTGAGTTGGCACTAAAGAAATCATTTAAACCAGATATCATATTTGTTGACTATTTAAATATATGCTCATCTGCTAGATTTAAATCAGGTGCAAATGTAAATAGTTATACTTACATCAAAGCGATTGCTGAAGAACTTAGAGGTCTTGCAGTAGAAAATGATATACCTATTTTTTCTGCAACTCAAACAACAAGAGGTGGTTATGTAAGTAGTGATGTAGGTCTTGAAGATACATCAGAAAGTTTTGGTTTACCTGCAACAGCAGACTTCATGTTTGCCCTAATATCAAGTGAAGAACTAGAAGAAAAGAACCAGATAATGGTTAAGCAATTAAAGAACAGATATAATGACCCGACACTTAACAGAAAATTTATTGTTGGTGTTGATAGGTCAAAGATGAGATTGTATGACGTAGAACAATCCGCACAAACAGATTTGGTTGATAGTGGTCAAAAGGACATATCATCAAATAATAAATTTAAAAAACTAGGTCAGTTTTCTGACTTCAAAGTTTAGAAAGGAGGACAATGGCACAAGGAACTATTAAATGGTTTGACCCAAAGAAGGGTTATGGTTTTATTAAACCTGATGATGGTAGTAAGGATGCTTTCTTACACATATCAGCTTTAGAAAAAGCAAACATAACACAACTTGACATAGGTCAGGCAGTTCAGTATGAATTAACTGAACACAAAGGTAAACAAACAGCAACTGATATACAATTGGTGAAATAGATGGCAAGAACAAAAAAGCAAGTCTTAAAGTATGATGTTAAGATGAGCAAACGAAATAAGAAAGTTCGTTGGTTAGTGATTGAACGACCAACAGGAAGTATTATAGCCGAAGAGCTCTTTGAAGATGACGCTAAAAGTATAGCAAAAATGCAACAAAGAACACAACAATGGGCACCAAATGGAGGAGTTGTTAAACATTTGACATTAGGAAATATACATAATGAACAAACAAAGTAAAAGATTTTATGAAATTATAGATGTAATCAAAGAATTACATGATAAGAAGCGACATGATTATGGTGCGAATGAAGATATCTTTGCCAACTTTAGATTGTCAGAATTATCTGGCATACCTGCTTGGCAAGGTTCTGTTATTCGTATGGGTGATAAGTATGCTCGTATTAGTAATTTCATAAAGAAAGGTGACTTCAAATTTAAAGAAGAAAATATTAAAGACACCTTAATGGACATGGCAATTTATAGTTTGATTACTATGGTATTGTATGAAGAAGCATCTGAGCCTGAATACAAAGATGACATGGATCCAATGACAGACGAGGACTAAATGGAAGAATTAGGTAAGATGTTAGAAACACAGACAAAGGATAAAGAAGCACAAACAATTACTGGTGACTGGACTAATAACATTAGTGTTTCAGATTTGTTTTCAAAAGAAGAAGTTGAAAAATACTACAAGATAATTAAAGGCCTTGACTGGAAGAAAGGTTGGTACTCTAATTTTGAAGCAAAGGAGAAAAAAGAAACAGACGGATATTGGCATATACATCTTGGCGGTAGTGATAAAGATAGAAAAGAATTTACTATTGAACAAGATTGGGTGCAAGAAATCTGGGATAAGATTAACTTAGATTTAAAAGTATTACGAGTTTATTTGAATGGACACTATGCAGGAGAACCTGGCGATATTCACATTGATGGTTGGACACCAGACCAATATACTGTTTTAGTTTACTTGAATCCAAATATCACACCACATCATGGTGGCACAATAGAGTTCTGGACACCTAATCTAACTGCCGAACAACAAGCATATTCTATGGATACACCATATGGTCCTATGGGTAATTCAGAACCAAATATCATCAGAGCATTCTGGCCTAAACCTGGGCGAGTTGTAACCTTTGATGCCCGAATCCCACACGTGGCACGAGGATTACATGAAGCTTCAAAAGAATTTAGAATATCACTAGTATTTAAAACATCACAAACTGCTTGACTTTTTACTGATACTGTTATATAAATAGCAGTATGGTACAAGTAGCAACAGACGAAGCAGAAGGCGCTCAAGCATTATTCTGTTATATTGCAGACACTTTAGGTGCAAAGAAAACAGAGCAAGAATATAAACCTTATCTATCAGGCGCTAAAAATTCAGATGATTTTTTTGCAAAGTATAAAACATTAGTCGATACAGCATTCTCTAGTAGAGCAGTTGATACTGGTAAATCAAAACAACAAATAATAGATTACATTAAAAAGAATGATGATTGGTTTATGTCATCATTAAAAATATCACAATATATCATTACGAAAATTGATACCGTATCTAAAAAATTTAATAAAATAAAAGCACCAGGTTGGCAAAACTTATTTTATGTTCATGCTGATGATGAGATTATGGGTGTTATGTCAACTTTATTCAAAGCTGCAAATGAGCAATCAGCTAAAAGAGGCGGAGCAAAATCATTTGGTGATATAAACAAATGGAGTCCTGCTGATATATATTTTGCTACAGAAAATGCAAAAAGAATGTATAAAGAAATGGCAGCTGATCCTGAAACTAAAAATAAGAATTTGACTTTTGCAGAATTAAATGAAGCAATTGGTAAGAGTATTCAATCAGGTGATTTGCTACCACTATCACTTAAAAAAGTTGATAGAGATGTTATTATCAAAGAAGTAAATTTTAGTAGAAAAAAAGAAGAACAATTATTAGCAGATACAGTTTGTACAGGAGTTCAAGAGTATTTTCCAATGGAAGGTGTTTTAGATTATACTGGTCGAAAATTTAAATTAGGACCGTATGAAGGTGGTAGAGATATCTATGTGTGTGGACATTCACTAGGTGGTGCAATGGCTACCATCTGTGCATCAAGACTGAGAGAAGACGATAAAGGAAATGTTAAAGCACTATATACTTACGGTTCACCAAAAGTAGGTGGTAAATTATTTGTGTGGAATCTTGACGAATTAGAACATTATCGTTTTGTAAATAATAATGATATGGTTACAAGAGTACCTCTGTGGATTATGGGGTATAGACATCATGGAAACTTGACATATATTAATCATTATGGTAATATAAGGTCAATGACTTCGTATCAAAGATTTAAAGATAAGATGAGAGGTCGTTGGGCTGCAATACGAAAGTTACAGTTTTTTGATGGTATTCGTGACCACGATATAAACAAGTATTGTAAAAAATTAAAAGGTTTAATGTAATGTGGGAAATAATAGAAAGGATGGCTACTGACAGATTGTGGATTTACACTGCAATCGTTGGGTCGATATTTG